AGTGTTCGGTACAAATAACTCTGGACCTCTTTCTCCAACCATCGTTGGTGTTCCTGCTTGTACTGTTCCTCCTCCTGCTTTTTTAGTAGGTGGTAAAGGCACACTTATAGGTTCTGTTATTTTTTCAAGTCCTTTACCAGTAGGATTAAATATACCTTTTATACTATCTCTAACAAATTTATTTACTTGATCTAAAATTAAAGTTTGTATTATAGTTTTTTGAATACTTATAATTAATTCTCTTAAAATATTTTTAAAATCTAATGCACCTGCTTTACCTCTTAAAAAAGCATCAACAATAGTATCGCCAACTTTACTTACTTCGTTAGCAACACCAGTGGCTATTTTATCAACTTGTTCTAATTCATTTTGAAACTCTACTATTACTTCTGCGTTTCTTAAAAATACATCTCTATTTTCAGCAAGGATATCGTTAATAGCAATAAGTGCTTCTTTACTACTTCCTAATTTAGAAATTAAATCTGATCTTACTTTTAATTCCTGTTGTAGTGCTTCTCTATTAACATCATTAACAGTAGCACTTACCATTGAGTCTTCTGTTTTTTTTCTAATTAACTTATCATAAGATTTTATAAGAAGTTTAACTGCTTTATTTTCCATCGGTAAAACAGAATCTAATGCAAGTTTTTTATCTTCAAGTGCTTTAAGAAATGCTTTTTCAGCATCAAGTTCTGCTTTTGCTGTTATTTTTTTTCTTTCAGAAAATTTACCACTTGCTTTTTGTGCTTTTTCAAATGCTTCTTCTGCAAGTTCTACTACCATTTTTTGTTTTTCAATAGCTTTATTGGCTTCTTCAATAGTTTGTGGAAGTTTTTGTTCTTCTGGTATAAATCTATCTAATATATTTGCTAAACCAGTTATAACAGTTGTAAGTGCCGCAACTATTTTTTTTCCTGCTTCTGCTTTTTCAAAAAATAATGTTATGTTTTCTCCTAGAGTATCAAAAGCACCAGATAATCCACCTGCCGCACCTTTACCAGCACCACCGACTTGTCCTTCAAGAGCATCAAGTATCATAGCCTGTGCTTCAGCTTGACGACCAGTCATAGCCATAACTTTAATTTGTTCTTTTTGTTGTTCACTAAAAGATACACCAACTCTACGCAAAGCAGATAAACCAGTTTCAGGGTCTTCTAATGCTTTACCTAATTGAAGTGCCGCAGTTTTCATACTTCCGAAACCTACTGCCGCAAGGTCTTGTGTTAATTCTAATGTTCTACCAAATGCTTCGCCTGATATAGTTTTAAAAGTTAATAAAACTCCAGCCGCATCTCTTGCACCTTGAACACTTGCTAAAGTTCCTTTACCAATAGCAACTGCCATCGCTTCTATATCTTGACCAGTTTGTCCTGCCGCATTACCAGTTGCTTTCAATAATGCTTGAATTTTTAATTGTTGAGATTCAAAGTTTGCACCTGCTCTAACAAGTTTTACAAAAGCCGCACCAATACCTAATAAAACTCCAGTAAGTGCCAATCCTGCAACACTTACTCTACCCATAATAGCACCGATAGATGTAATCCTACCAGCTACTGGACCAAGTGGACCTTGTACTGCCGCAATAGAACCTGATACATTTCTAAATGCATCTTGAAGTTTTTTATTTCCTTTAGTAGTTTTAGTAGTTTGAGTTTGAAATTTTTTTAAACTCTCTTGACCTTTATCTACATTAGATTTAAACTTTTGAGCATTTGCTATAAGTTCTACTCGTATTGTTGCTAAATTATTTGACATTAATCTGGGAATCTCCTCATTAATTCTTCTAGTTCTTCTCTTTGTGTTGGTTCAGCTTTCTTACTACCTTTTGAAAGTTTATAACCCTCTAAAGCTGACATAAATTCTCTGATTGATAAACCCCAAAATACATCAGGGGAGAATCCTAATACACCAAGACCTATTTCTAGGTATTGCTGGATTGGGTATTTTTCTGCTCGTTCTCCCCCTGTACTAAAGGGGATTCTTCATCTTTGGTTTCTCCTGTAAATATAGTCGCTAAAACTTCTCCTGTAAGTTTTCCTGCTTTGATAAGACCTGTTTGTATAATCATATCTCCTACTGCAGTTTGCACTACTTTAGCACCAGCACCCATTAGTGCTTCGTGTAAAATAATTACTAAATCTTTCATAGCATATTTGCTTAATGCTAAATCATTAGTAATTGTCATAATTGATTTACCAGTTCTATTTTCTATATTTACAATAGAATCAAAGGTCAATCTGAAAGTTCTATCTTGTCCTCCCAGATTGCCTTTAATTTCGCCTTTATACTGATTCGCCATCGGTTTCCTTTTCTGTTGATTGTTCAGCTTTCTTAAATTTTTTCAAAGTTTTATGTGCTTTTTTTATATCACTTGTAGCTACTGCTTCGCAAGTGAGTTCACACCTGCTTTGAAAAACTTGTATTTTTTGAACAACAACTTCATCTACACCGATTGTTATTTGATCATAGGGTTTGATAGGAACATCCTTTCTTGTTTCAACGATTATTACTCCCTTTCTAGTGACCTTGTAAAATGCGTTATAGGACTCGCCTTGAAATTTTATTTCTACCACTTTAAACCCATCTGTATAATCCATAATTCAAATATTATTATGCGTTAGTATATGTTATTGTGTTTGAAGATTCAAGAGTCAAAGAGTAAGTTTCCTCACCATTAAATTCTCCTGCTCTTTCATAACTTGTTATTAAAAATGCACCTGTTATCTTAGATCCATCTGAAAATACTATATCATAGTTTTGTATTGCTCCATCAAAAGCAAATCCTCTTACTAGATTTTCTGATGATGAATCAGTAAATACTCCACTTGCTGACAAAGACATACTTCTAACACCACCACCTTGTAATAATGTTCTTGCTTTGTCATTACCACTTGTTATGAATGCGTTTGATTCTTTATCTGTAATATCTACCATCTCGCCATTAATAGTCATAGATGTACTTCTAAGACCACCAACTGTTGCTGGTGTCCCTGTACTATTTTCTTTTAATAAAAAGCTACTTCCTTTTCCTGCCGCCATTTTATATTCCTCCTGTTATATTTTAATTTGTTAATACAAAAGTTCTAAACCTTTGTACTCCATGTGTTGTAAGTCCATCAGGTTCTTTGATGATGTCAGAGAACTCAAATCTCATGTTATTCATCGCTCCAGAAATAGTTAGACTTGATTCATGTAATACGTCGTACACTAACGACATAATTTCTTTAATCTCTTTACTTCCTCTATATCTTGAAAAAGTATGTATGATTAGGGTAAAATCACTTCCTTGTTTTGTTTTAGTTCCATCGTCAATCATTGTTTGATCTCCTATTTTTACATAAGGGAAATCAGTTCCCTCTGGAACAAAATCATAAATATTATTTCCTCCGAGTTTATTTGTAAGAGCAGTATTACCAATTAAAGCATTATATACTGCTGTTTGAAGTGCAACTGCAAAGTCACTCATTTAGTTATCTCCTCAATTTTTTTTACTACTCTTTTAAAAACTGCTTTTTCTATTGGTTTTCTACTTTTTTCAAAAGCTGGAAATAGAAAAGGTCTTGGTTCCATTTTACTTGTGCCGAACTCTAAAAAAGCCGAATAATTTGCATTACTTTCTACATTTGCTTTATCTTGACCATCTTGTTTTACAATTATTTTACTTACTAAATTACCAGTATCAGAAGCTGGTGCTTCTCCAGGTGCAGATGCTCTATGTGTTCTTCTAGGATTATATTTTTCATATACGATACCTGATTTTGAACCAGTTTGTATTGACTTAATAGCTTCTCCTCTAATTAATTGTGCACCACCTTTAACAACTTCTTGAAAGTCAGGCTCTAAATCTTTTGATAAATTTTTAAGTTGAGCCATAGCTTTTTTTAAATTAGAAACTTTTATATTAACTTGCATTATGTACCTACATTTTCAACTGCTTCAATAGTGATATAATTTTTAAAATCATTTTGATCATTTATTTTTATTATATCAAAAGTTCTTGTACCAAACAAGATACGCATTGTTGTTGTTATGCCATCTCTATATCTAATTAAAAATTCGTAAGTATGTGGATTCTCAACTTGTCTTCCTGTTTTATCTGTAAAAATTTGTTTACCACTTTTTGGTGTCATTTTAGCAAACGCAGTAATATGAGTTGATCTTCCTGTTGTATAACCACCCATATTATCAGTAGATAAATTTGTATTTTGTATAGTTATTTTATTTCTTAACTTACCTATATTAGATACACTTGGCATTTATCCTCCTAATATATTATTCAATCTAATAACTCTATATGGTTGTAATAATTGACCAACTGTATAAGGAATCGTATTAACACTATTTTGTGAAACTAATTCTCTGTTTTCGTATAAATGTGTAGTCAATAATTTTATAGCTTGAATTATAGGTGTTGGTACATCACTAGCACTATTACCATAACCAGCAATATATTGAACTTCGTAAGCATTACCTTGTCTAAGTTCAGTTAGAGTTGGCCACGATACACCATTTTTTAAAACTACTCTTGCTGAAGTAGAATCTACATCAGCAAAATAATTACTTGCCGCAAAAGTTGAAGCAGTATTATCATTAGCATAATATTTTACATGTGTAATACTAGCCACTGGTGGTTTAGGGAGAACAATAAAATCCGCACTATAATTAATATCAGGTGCAGTATAAACACCCTCCCTTAACTTTTCATCTCTGTAATATGGTAATCTATCTAAAAAAAGTTGTAAAGTTTGTTGAGTGATTGCTCTGCCTGTATATTCTTCAACATTATTTTGTGCAACTTTTATAAGTTCCCCAATCAAAGTATCATCATCATTAAAATCTACTCTCATAAAAGATTTTTGTTCTGATGTTGCTACTGCTGAAGTAGTCCAAGCTGTGTGTACTTTTAATCCACTCATTATAAATCCTTATTTCTTTTTCTTACCAAATATTTTTTTTACAATATTTTTACTTTTCTTTTCTACTTTTTCTATTACTTTTTTTTCTGTTTTAGCAATAGCTTTATCTGCTTGTCCTGCATTTAATAATATAGTAGCAATATTCATTTTATTAGTCATATCATATTCTTGACCTGCTTCATACATCATTGTTGCTGAACCCTCTGAATTAGCACTAGCTTCTACACTTTGATTCATTTTAATCTTCATAATGTTTCCTCCTTTTAAAATTTTGTAAGAGTAGGGGAAGTTCTACTCTCGCTTTCCTCCCCCTACAATAAAATCTACTAATGTAGATTAATTTTATTATTGGTTAGCTTGTGAGCTAGTTGGACCAGATAATGGTCTTCCTTTAACTCCTACTACACCAAAGATAGTTCCTGTACCATGTGTACCACTAAAGTTTAAAACAACTCTAGAGTATCTTTTGCCACCTACATAACCGATAGCATAAACTGCATTACAGTCGCCATCAGCATCAATAGTTTGCCAAAGTCCATTTGTACCTACTGTGCCACCAACAACTGAAGTGTTGTCAGTCACATCTGTAAATGTCACATTGTCGTCAGATTCTTCTAGTTCAATTTCAACTTTGTTTGTTGTGCTAAAAGTAATTCCATTAGCACCAACATTTACAACATGAGTCACACTAGAGAAACCTTTTGAATCAACTGCAGTACAGTTTGTATCAGCATCTTTCACGATAGCATTTAAACTTTCGTCTATTGCTATGCCTGATTTTCCATCAAATATCGCCATGATTTATTCTCCTGTTATTATTAAGTTGTTATTGTTGTAAGAGCTTCTGGTAATATTACTTGACCACCAACTCTTCTTCTTGCAAGATATCTAACATTCCCACTTGATGCTTGTGTGAAAGGATCTCTCATAATTGATAAATTAATTCTATCAACTATCATATAACCTCTTCTAAAGTCACCGAATAGGACTGGTTTAGTACCACCTGCTACATTAGGCATATCTGTTGCTTCAACGATTGGGTGTCCCAAAATGTTTGAACCAACTCCCATCTGGTATAATCCAGGTTGGAAGATATATGCACCACCACCATCTTTTAACTTTCTTACAGCAGAAACAGTTGATCTATTCATTAAGAATGTACCATTTCTTGTGTATTCAGCTTTGATGTTGTGTGCGGCACTAATTAAAGAATCAGCATCCAAAGCAGCACCACCTTTCGC